TTTACCCAGGTCTTCGATGAATTTTTCGATGAAAGCGTAGTGAACCACATTGCCTTCGGTGGTGTATATGTATCTTTGCTTCTCCCAGACATCATACGGAACATGGTCTCGCCGTACTCGAAGGTCGAGCGTTTCTTCCGGGAGCCAGAAATACGGCAGAACATAATATTTTTCATCATCCCAGGTCGGCGGAAATACAAGTACGAAAGCTGTGATATCTGTAGTGGAGGAAAGGTCAAGTCCGCCGTAACATACACGCCCTTCCAGGAAGGATTCGTCATAGGCAACCTCACAGTTCTTCCACTTATCCATCGGCAGCCATCTTACCGACTGTTTTACCCACTGATTCAGACGGAGCTGTCTGAATGCGTTTTCTTTTGCCGGATTTTCCTTTGCCTCCTGACAGGCCGTTTCGACTTTATCAATACCAACGGTAATACCGAGAGAGGGATTTGCTTTCATCCACACCTTCGGGTCAGTCCAGTCATCGTCAGTGTCCGCACCGTAAATAACGGGATAGAATGTTTTATCGATTTTTCTGCCTTCAATAATATCCTTTGCTTTCTGATGAACCTCATAGCAGATTGATTCGGTGTCCGTTCCGGCTGTGGTTATTAGAAAATACAACGGCTGCATTCTGGCATCGCCGGAACCCGTTGTCATAACATCATACAGCTTACGGTTAGGCTGAGTGTGAAGTTCGTCAAAGACAACACCGTGAACATTAAAACCGTGCTTTGAATATGCTTCAGCTGATAAAACCTGGTAGATACTGTTTGTCGGTGAAAAAACCATTCTTTTGGAGGCAGCCAGTATTTTTACTCTTTTATTCAGAGCCGGACACATTCTGACCATATCGGCAGCAACCTCAAAAACAATCGAAGCCTGCTGTCTGTCGGCAGCGCATCCGTACACCTCTGCCCTTTCCTCACGGTCTCCGCAGCACAATAAAAGGGCAACCGCAGCGGCAAGCTCCGATTTGCCCATTTTTTTAGGTATCTCTATATACGCCGTATTGAACTGCCTGTATCCGTTAGGCTTAATAGTTCCGAAAATATCACGGATAATCTGTTCTTGCCAGTCTATAAGTTCAAAGGGTTTTCCTGACCAGGTGCCCTTTGTATGACAAAGACATTCTATGAAGCTGACCGCATAATCCGCGGCCGCTTTGTCATAATGCGAGTCCTTATCCATAAATTTTGTGGGAACATAATTCTTCAGTTTACGCAAGAAATATCACCCCAGGATTCCGAGTGTGATTAAAAGATAAAACAGCGGAAGTACGACATTAAAAGCAAAGCCGTTCAATGCTGTATATACAAGAGCGGTTATCACTGCTTCGTCACCGTCCATTCTTTATTCAAAACAATATCAACCGCGTTTATCGCGTAGAGGAGAATATCATCGTCTTCCGTCTCTTCGTCAGTAATCTTGCGGTATTTCTTTTCCACATCGTCATAAACAACGAGCGTATTCCAGAGATCATCGTAAAACGCGGAATGCAGTGTAATAGTTTTTGTTGTTTTGCCCGTAAGGTCCGGGAGCTGATTAAAAATCTCAATCATTTCATCAGCGTCAAGATTTGTGAAATTATGCAGATACAGATTCGCGTTCCAGTTCTTTGCGAGAACGATATGTTTCACATTTGCATTTTTGTAGTAAGAAAGCGACCTTGTAAAATTCGCGTTGATGCAATTAAGGAAAAGCGTATTAACATTTCCTATGAATCTGTCGGTGCCCTGATTGATAAAGCTCTTGGGTAATGTAAGGCTCTTAATGCCTGAAAAACAATCATCATTTACACTGTTTGCCTGTGTAATTAATCGTGTAAAAACAAGTTCAAGGTTTGTACAGTTATTGAAAGTGCAAGTACCAACAGTAGTCACATATGGAAGGTATGCCTTACGGAGAAATGAGCAGCCTGAAAAACGATTGTTGTTGATAGTTCTGCCGTAAAAATACAGCTCCTCCAGAATCGGAGAAATATTACTGCTTGTCGTTTCATTCGTATCAAGCTCCAGAACCTTGCAGGAGCGAAGGTCAGGAAGACAGCTTTCCTCAACATTTGAGTAAACATAAGTCGCAGCGGAGCAGATTCTGTTTTCCACAGAAATCTGATATCCGTTTCTGACAACATAAAGTTCGTTGGGGAAAAAATGTACCTGATCATATTTAATAGTCATCGCTCTGTCTTTTGCGAGGAAAAGCACAAATACATATTCCGAGCGGTTCTGGCACACATAGTCTGTTTCATATAAGGTGCCGTTTACATAAAACTTGTAATATTCGCTCTGCTTAATATAATCGCCGCTTCTCATAAGTCCTCTCATCCCCACATAGGAATCAAAGTCCTCAATTTCCTCAAGGGTTCTGTTTACTGTTTCACGCATATCATTAAGAATTATCGCGCCCGGTGTCGGTTCAAACGGCTGAACCATAGCGTTGTAAACTTTTTCCACAAGCCACTTGAAATTGTATGACGGAGCGACATACAAGGTTGTAGGGTCTCTGACCACGGTGTGAACCTCTCTGGTTTCAGGGTCATCGTAATAATACTTACCTGTTGTCATCAGCTCTTCAAACTGGTCGTCACGGAGCTGAACGATACGGGTTATGTTTTTTATGAAGTTTTCATAATTTTCTGAAATATTACTCATCGGTTAATTCCTCCTCATCAATAATAATTATTTCGGGTCCTATTGGGTCGATATACATATGCAAATCCTCATTTGTAAGGTCTATGACCTGCGGATTGTATCCGTAAAGTTTCAGATTAACATTTTCCGCGAAATGCTGCATTGCCGGGTATGTTCTTCCGTTCGGTACGATATCGTTTCTGTAATGGTTGTAAGCTCTGATATCTTTAATTCTGACATGATAGGAGCAGTATAACGGAAGCGTTACTGTCATCTCACCGTAATGAAACAGCGGTATTTTTATACCTTTCGGAATATGCGGAGGATACCGCCTCTTACCCGTGAGGTTTTCGACAAAAGGGATTACAAATGTGGTTTTCCCTTCAATTTCATTTTTGCATTTGATACCCGGAATAATATCCAAAGCCGGATAAAATTCAAAAAGAACGGGAGCCGTTTTCCATACACAGTTTCCGAGAGACAGCTTCAGCTGCATTTCAAGCCAGCCGCCCTGGGTGAGGTCTTCCGTCAGAGTGAAAGTGTCACCGTGCATTATCTTTCTGCACTTGCCGATTTCATTTGCGAAAAGCAGTTCTTTTCTGAAAAGCTCAACGCTTGTGTCTTTGATTAAGGGAGGCAGAATGAATCGGAACTGTATAACTCCGCTTTCACCCATCGTTCCTATTTTCGTTGTCTTCATATGCATTCGCCTGTCGGGCGTAACAATAATGTCCGTAATATTCACCTCCGTTGTATTAAAAAAAGAGCCTCGAAAGGCTCTTTGTGTTTTCATTGTTGTCAGTTGATTTTCAGCTTGATTGCGTTGAGAATTTCTGCCTCGCCCGTGCTGAAATCTTTGTAATCCGCTTTGACCGATGTCATTCCGTCAATTGTGCAGCCGAGCTTGGTGAATTCCGCTATGGTGTTGATAAGGCCTGAAAAGCTGCAGGAAAGCGTAAACTCTGTTATTCCGAATTCTCTCATGTTGCTGACAATCTGCGGTATGTCTCTTTCCCAGATTACATCGTGGAAATCAATCAGCTCGTTGCCGGTGCTTTTGGCCGTTCTGTATGCCCAGTAAAAGGTGGGGTTAATGTTCTCTGACTCAAAACTTTTGCCTTCGGGGTTTGCGATTATGTTTTCGATTCTTTCGATAAGCTCCATTGTTTTTTCCTCCTTATTTGCTTGCCTTGCCGAGTTTGTATGCTTCAATCAGAGCCGCCTTGAGTTCCCAAACTGCAACGTCAAGGAAATCTTCATCGTCACTCCAATGTGACTCAAGGTCTGCTCTGTTTTCCATGTAAACCAGGTTCTTTTTTGCGATTTTTACGAGTGCGTTTAATTCTTTCTTTGTCATGGCTGTGTGCCTCCCTTTGTTTTTGTGACTGTATATTACCTCTAAAGCACACATATATCCAGTTATATATGGGCATAAACTACACAATCTTCAGAGCCGAAAACTGTGTAGTTTATGTGCATAATATTTGCTGTTATTCTTCGATTATTCTGCAGGAATCTTCACCAAAAACAACGCCCAAGCCGGAACCACAGTCCCAATCAACAAAGATTGTACCGGTGTCATCGACAAACTTAACAGTGCCTTTGCAGCCCGGAACAAGTTTCTTATTGTATGGGTCGTTCATATGTGTCAGCTCAACCCTTGCACCTTTCTGATACTGCTGTCTGAGCCCTTCAAGGGCTTTTTCTGAAATTTCATTAAACATATCAGTCTTCCTCCTTGTGCAGTTCGCAGAATTCGCTGCCCTGTTCTTCGGCTATCTGCCAGGCGATAAGGTTCGCTTCGTCATCGTTTTTTGCTAAAAAAACTTTGAAGTTGTCATCGTCAAGTTCAACTCTGTATTTTTTAAGCGGAGCTGACTTGAAAGCCGATGAGCCTTCAAAGTTTTTCAGGAGTATTTTTCTTGCGAGTTTGTATTCGTCTCCGATGAAACCGAGCTTCAGGAGAAAACAGCGGAATGCGAATTTTTCATTTTCGACCTCTTTCTGTTTTGCCGTTACACGCTTCTGTGCTTTCGCGGTTTCGACCAGTTTTTTTACGAAAAGCATATATGTCTGTACTTCTTCCGGGGTGCTTTCTCTTGCGAACCAGGGAAATTCAAGCCTGCCGTCTTCTGTAAGGTTAATGTTTACCGAATCGCAGCCGACTGCTTTTTTGATAAGTTCAGCTTTGGAATCGATGAGCTTGTAAAGATTGTCGAGTGCGGTTGGTGTTATGTCTTCCGCCGGAAGCTGAACGGCAATGCCCTCACTGTCTTCGTTATCATTCTCGGTTTCTTCAGTTTCAGTTCCTTCCTCGTAGCTTGCACTTACAATAAAGTCTTTGTAAACCAGGAAATCAATGAGTCCCTCAATTTCCTCGGTGTCGGCTCTGCCGTCAAAGACGATGCTGCCGTTTTTGTTGACAGTGAAATAATCAACCTCGTATGCGAATGTGGGTGCGCCAAGATATTTTACATCGCACTCCATATATTCGGCTATGGCCTGTGCGAGTTCCTTTCTTGACTGTCCGTTTGTTAAAAGTTCAAATGTCATTCACAGGTGACCTCCTTTTGTTTTTGTGGTCACATATTAACTCTGTTTCCTACATATATCCAGTCAATTATCGGACGAATAATGTAGAAGTATCAGGCTTTATGTTGTGAACAGTACACAATCCCGGAAAGTACGAAATATACGCACGGAAGAGCCACGCCGTTACCCCACATTTTATACTCCGCGGCATCGGAATACGGGTCTTTCAGCCACTTGATTATCTGTTTTTCAGACTTCGGTTTTGAAGATGTACCGCAGATGTTTCTGTGAGTTTCAAACACATCCGTCCAGAATAAAATATCTTCCTCGGTTGGTTCAACTGTTCCGAGGCCTGAACACCACCAGTCAGGGAAGCCTTGCAGCCTTGCGCATTCTGTGGGAGTCAGTCTGCGAACAGCGTAGCCGGTTTCAATAACTCCGTTGTGGTAGCCTGGATTGGTTCCGTTGACAATAGTACAAGCCTTATCGTCTGTCATGCAAACGCACTCTGCTTTCATCTGCGGATAGAATCCCTGCGGATGAGCTATTGCTCCGGGACCTTTCGCCACGATTGTCGGCTGAACATCCTCATCAATCTGCGGCATATACAAAGCATTCCGCCCCTGGTTGAAAGCATCTCTGCCGATGCCGTAACATACCGCTGTCGGGTCTTTATAATCCCTTGCCTTTAAGGGCATTGTTTTATCATTTTCTGTTGTGCAATGGAAAGTTTCAAGAGCCACAGCGTGTTTGTCTGTTGCATTAAGCGTAAAAGCAACATCTTCATTGATGCCGTTTCCTTGCGGACCATTCTCATCTTTGCGACCTATCATTGAGCCTTGAATACAGACAGCGGGCTCTCCACCGTGAGTACAGGCAAGTGTCGGTGAAACTTCTTCTGATACAGAACAGGAAGATTTTCCGCCGCCCTGGTCTACGCACACCACAGCAATGCCGCCCTGGTTGCATGAGGGATTACCACCGCTGACATCTATTGTTCTCGCTGTGTCAGCTTCATATACACCGCTGTGAGGATTGTCGGATTTCATTGCGTTGGATTCATAGGAGGATATACCGAAAGGCTGTAATACACAGTTGAAGTTATCCTTGTCGGGCATCCGCTGATTACCGCCCGCATTCTGTTTGGTAAGCGTCGGTGAAACATCGGAACCGTCCCAGGCTTTAGGTTCAAATAAAGTCTGGTCATTATTGCATGAGAGCGTTGCTGATTTGTCGGTCTGTATCAGCGGACCCTTTCCTCCGCCTTCACAGCCGCTTCGGATTTTCATTACGAGAGGTACATTGTTTCCGCCTGTACCCATACGCTCCGTAAGAGTCTGAACCTTTCCGTCAGATTCAATTTTCACCCTGCCATCGGTAGGATGGTTTTCAAGAGCTACAGCAGTGGGAACAACTCCCGCACGAAGGGTCGGAGCTGTTTCTTCTTCATATCCGATACCTCTTGCTTTTGCCGAATGTTCCGTACAAAAGCCTGCTGCTTCTATAACGCACGGCGGATGATGCGCCTCCGCACGAAGGGTGCAGGTTACATCATCGGTAACATCCATGCGGTTTCCGCCCTGGTCATTCAGAACGACACCATTTCTTCCGGTTGACATTCCGCAGTTTACTCCGAGCGTAGCCGATACATCATCGGTCAGCTGACCGTTGTATCCGTCATAGCCTGCCGCTCCAGTGCAGTTTTCAGAACCGCAGGCAGTTCCTTGCCACGAGCGGAAGCTCTCCGCAGAATACCCTGACAGGCCTTCTGACTCAAATAATATTTCTGCGGCACATTTGCCTGTAAAATCTGCGACAAGGAAGATGCGTTTTCTTCTCTGGGGAACTCCCCAATATTGAGCGTCGAGGACTCTCCAGGCAACGGAATAATCATCTCCCACGACGTTTCCCGCGGTCTGCCACTTGTCGCATCCAGGTATTGATACGGTTTCGTCTTTGACTTTGCAGACGCTTTCGAGGACGCAGCGGAAGTCTTCGCCTTTGTTGCTGCTGAAAGCTCCGGGGACATTTTCCCAGACGATAAATCTTGGGTATTTGCCATTTGTGGCACACCTCATTTCTTTTACAATTCTTATTGCTTCATAAAATAAATTAGAGCGGGAACCGTCAAGCCCTGCTCTTTTGCCCGCGACTGACATATCCTGGCAGGGACTGCCGAAAGTTATGATGTCAACAGGCTCAATATCTGCTCCGTTCATTTTGCTTACATCACCGTAATGCTTCATGAACGGTATTCTTTTTGTTGTAACTCTTACCGGAAACGGCTCGATTTCCGATGCCCAGACGGGTTTTATTCCCGACAGAATTCCCGCGAGAGGAAATCCGCCGGAGCCATCGAACAGGCTGCCGAGTGTTAAATTATTCATCAGGCTTCACCTCTGAATATGTGTATGTTTTTCCGTCACGCTCAACCGAAACCTCCGCATCGGAACCGACCTGCTCAATGAACCTTTTTACGATAACATCACAGAACTTTTCATCGAGTTCTATGGTGTAGCAAATGCGGTCAGTCTGTTCACAGGCTATCAGCGTACTGCCTGAACCGCCGAATGGATCAAGCACATTTGTGTTCGACATTGAGCTGTTCATAATCGGATATGCAAGCAGAGCAAGAGGCTTCATTGTAGGATGGTCACCGTTTTTCTTCGGCTTGTCGAACTTCCAGATGGTCGTTTCCTTACGGCCCGTGTACCACTGATGCTTACCGTTCTTTTTCCATCCGTAAAGACAAGGCTCGTGCTGCCACTGGTAAGGTGAGCGGCCGAGGACAAGGGATTGTTTTTCCCAGATACAGCAGCCGGAAAGATAGAATCCGGCATCGTTGAAAGCCTTTCTGAAATTCAAGCCTTCTGTATCAGCATGGAAAACATAAATGGAAGCATCGTCTGTCATGACCGCTTCCATGTTTTTAAAGGCGTCAAGAAGAAACTGATAGAACTTCTCCCCTGCCATATTATCGTTTTTAATTTTTCCGGCAGAACCTTCGTAATTGACGTTATACGGCGGGTCAGTGATTACAAGGTGAGCTTTCGTTCCTTTCATCAGCGTTTCATATGTTTCAGCTTTTGTACTGTCGCCGCATACAAGGCGATGCCGTCCGAGATGCCATACATCTCCGAATTTTGAGAAGGTCGTTTTTTCGAGTTCTTCTTCAACATCGAACTCATCCTCCTTGACTTCCGTTCCCGCATCGAAGAGTTTTGATATTTCAGCCTCGTCAAAACCGGTCAGAAACACGTCAAAATCCTCTGCTTGCAACGCTTCAATCTCAACGCGGAGAAGTTCTTCATCCCAACCCGCGTCCATAGCCATTCGGTTATCAGCGAGGATATATGCTTTCTTCTGCGCATCAGTAAGATGGTCTACGAATACACAAGGCACCTCTGTTATGCCTTCAGCTTTCGCAGCAAGCAAACGGCCGTGACCTGCAATAATGCTGTAGTCACGGTCGATTATTATTGGATTGATAAAGCCGAACTCACGCAGGCTCGACTGCAGCTTTTTAACCTGGTCGGCAGAGTGGGTTCTTGCGTTATTTACATATGGTACCAATTTATCGGTTGGTATCATTTTCATTTCAGTTGTTGTTTTGCTCATCGCACCAGACCCCATTCCGCAAATTTCTCAAAACCGCCGATTGAGGTAATATATCCTCTTGCGATTCTCACAATCTCCGAATACGGTCTGCCGTCAATTTCGGTGTCGCCGATAGCGCAGCAGAACTCGATGGGTCTGTTTTCTTTCTGTGCTTTAAGCCAGGCATATATGTTTACGCTTACATCAGCTTTGGATAAATCCTTACCGTGAAGACCTCCGCCTGTTACGCTGTCCGCCATATCGCTGCCGAGCTTTCTGTTTGTTGCGCCGGTATCAACATTTGTACCGCCGAACCAATCGCCGAGCGGATTGATTTCTGCTTCAGAATAATGTGCTTTTAATACATCTGTATCAATATTACTCTGACAGATAATCAGTCTGCCGCCGTCAAGAATGTACTTCCCGTCATAGGAGCAATAGTCATAAATATCGTGAGCAATTTCGGTAAGCGTCTGCTGTTCATCAGTAATGGGCATACCCTTAAAGATTCCGTTATCACCGCAGCGGACTTCACCGGACTGATTTTTTGCGAGAATAACATCCTGGCTGACCTCATGGTAATTAACAACCACATTTCCCGCGATTCTGTTTACAATGCCCCCTACTTTTTCTTTCGGAAGCTCCACAGAAGTTTCAGCAATAATATGACAGACACCGTGACCGATGAGAACCTCCACGGCTATCTTCGGATTTTCATCAATGCTGTATGCCAGGTCAACAATTGCGCCTGCGATTCTGTCGGCCACCTTGTCCGGGTGACTCGGATTAACTTTCTCAAACATAACTAACTATCCTTTCGTGAATTTAATAACTGTTCCATTGGGTCAAAAGCGGATGCTCCCGCGTAATCCCCGGAACAGTTTTCCTTAACCACCTGAAATATCTGAAACCAGGCGGCAGATGCCTGCTTTTCAAAATCTTTAGCCATTGAAACATACGGAGATGAAATTGCCGCTCCTGTTGTAGGATGCTTTGCAAGGAATCCGTATTCACTTATTGCGTTCTGGCATTGAATAAAACGGCAGCACGCCATAGCGTAATGCTCTACAAGCTGCGGTGAAATCAATTTTTCACAGCCTCTTTCTGCAAGCCATTTCCAGGTTTTTATATACAAATCAACGGCTCCGAGTTCCTTTCCGTCTTTTTGAGCCGCGCTCAAATAATCACCGGGAGGAGGAATATCAGTTCCGACGAAGTCCGGTATGTTATCGAAGGCTATAACCGATGCGGATTTTCCTTCATCTATTTTATCTTTCAGAGCTTTCGGCTTTCTCCCCGCCCCTGCTCTTGCGCCGCCTCGGTTTGTTCCGTCTTTTGCCAATATTCTCACCTCGTTTCTGATTTCTTTGATTTTTGTTTGATTTTTTTCAAACGCTCCTCGCGCGCGTGCGCATTATGCGCGCAAATAAAAAAATCAAGGGGTTAATCCCCTGTTTGAATTTGAATTTTTGCACGCGAAGCCCCGGGCCGGTCTTCTTCTGAAAGGTTTTTAGAGATTTGAAGGGGCCCTACCCGTATATTCTTGTTTTATAATTTACGATATCTTTTATATGTCTCACTGACACATCATATCGTTTTGAAAGTTCTTTTGAATTTATGCCAAGTTTATATAAGGATCTAATCTCTTCTACTGCTTTGTTTGACAACTTTGCACCCGGTGAATCCTCACCACAACGAAGAAATACAGCAGTGCCATGACGGATAGAGTCTTGGATATTTTCCTTTTGTGTACCCCAACAGATATTTTCCAATCTATTATCTAAGGGATTGCCGTTCAAATGTCTGCATACATAATTTTTCGGTCTTGGTCCAACAAATGTTTCAAGAATCAATTTATGAACTGGCTCAACAATTGTTTGAGCAGGACAATTTCCATCACGGAGATTAACTCGATAGTATCCATTGTGAAGCCGCATTGATTTTTGTTTCATTTCTCCTGTTCGTTTAGAAAAAATGAGTCCTTCTGTTGTCGCATACTGCATTGGATATCCCGGTATTTCTTTTATCATTCTATCTGTCTCCAATCTTATGGTGTGCTTTTAAATGACAAGAGCGACATAAAGAACGAAGGTTGCTCTCGGCATATGGTGCGCCGCCAGCTGACAGCGGTACAATGTGATGTACCTCTTCGGCAGTAACGAGCCGCTGCTCCAACAGGCAGTCCTCACACAAAGGATGCGCCTCATAATATTTCTTACGAACAGCCTGCCAGCGTTTGCTACGGTACACCGCAGCTGTTATCTGGTTACGTTCGTATCTGTCGTACTTTCTGTTCTCACTTGTCTTATGGTCATCACAGTACTGACCGTAACACAAGTTAGGACAGCCGGGATAACTGCACGGACTTTTAGGCTTTTTCGGCATTGACATACTCCTTTAATTGTGGTATCCTTCTGTAACCAAAAGGAGGTAAACAGTATGGAAAAGTTCATACCTTATGAAAAGCTCTCCAAGAAAAAGAAAAGAGAGCTGAATACCCGAAAGCGTAAGACCTGGGGCAATGTAAATCCTGTTACACGCAGGCCAGAGAATCCGAAAGCGTACAACAGACAAAAGGCACGGAAGTGGAGTGATGATTCCAGTTTCGTGCCTTTAAATTTATATATGCATAGCCGTCACAGGGAGTGTAGCTGCAACGGCTACGCTGCGTAAAAAGTCAACCCGCAGAATAAAGTTGACTTTCAGAAGTTGGCATTGTAAAATATGAATGTATACAGTATCACACTACAAAACAATAAGGAGAGTTTAGATGATATACAGAAAATTGCCTCACGGAGACGAAAAAATCAGTGTAATCGGAATGGGAACTTCTGTTGTCGGAGAGCATTCCGAAAGAAATGTTACAGAGACTGTGACGTATGCGCTTGACCACGGAATCAATTATTTTGATATGGCAGGCGGACATGCCTCAATTTTTCCGGGAATGGGAAAAGCTCTTGAAGGCAGGCGAAAAGAAGCTATGCTTCAGGTTCATTTCGGAGCAGACTATACTTCGGGCGAATATGGTTGGAACCTTACCCTTGACGGTGTAAAAAAGTCTGTGGAATGGCAGCTTCAAAAGCTGAAAACCGATTATATTGATTTCGGTTTTATGCACTGCCTTGATGAAATATCCGATCTTGAACAGTACGAAAGAAATGGTGTTCTTAAATATCTGTTATCACTGCAAAAGCAAGGCATTGTGAGACATCTTGGATTATCAACTCATGCTCCGTCTATTGCAAACAAAGTATTGGATATGGGAATAATTGATATGCTGATGTTTTCCGTAAATCCAATGTATGACTACGGGCAGGGTGACTATTCAATCGGAAACGGCTCAGAACGCTATAATCTTTATACACGGTGTGAAAAAGAGGGCGTCGGTATTTCTGTAATGAAGCCTTTTAATGCCGGTCAGCTTCTCGATGACAAAAAATCACCGTTTAAAAAAGCTCTGACACCGGTACAGTGCATTCAGTATGCTCTTGACCGTCCCGGTGTTCTTACGGTTATGCAGGGCGCGAGAAATATTGACGAGCTGAAACAAAATCTGAAGTATCTCGATTCTTCGGAGGATGAAAAGGATTATTCAATAATCGGCTCTTTTACACCGAATGAAACAAAGGGTATTTGCGTTTATTGCAAACACTGCCATCCGTGTCCTGCGGGGCTTGATATCGGCCTGATCAATAAATACTATGACCTGTCTCTTCTCGGTGATGAACTCGCAAAAGAGCATTATCTGACACTGAATAAAACAGCTTCGGAATGTATCGGGTGCGGTCATTGTAATGAAAGGTGTCCGTTTTCGGTAGATCAGACCAGACGAATGAAGAAAATTGCAGAACATTTTGTGAAATAAACTTTGAAATATAAAACAATGACCGCCATTATTGCGGCAATAATACTTTCAAAACACTACCGCAGATTCGCAAGAACCTGCGGTTTTCTTTTGTCATATCTTTTTTGAAAGAAGCGTGTAGCAGGCGCGGATTGTAATCGGACCGGCATATCCGTCCTGTTCGATTTTCGCAGCCTTCTGTACCTGTTTGGTAGCGGTTACGGTGCCGTCACCGAAAATGTTATTGTTGTCAACAGCCTGTGTAATAATTCCCGCTTTCTTCAAAGCAATAAGAAGCTGTTTATATGCATACACGCCTTCATTTTTATCGCCCTTTGCGAAATATCCTCTTGTCATAGCATTTCCTCCTATCGATTTCGGTGCATCCGTAGATGCCGTTGTTGTCGGTTTTACAGCTGTTGTTGCAGCACCGAGTTTTTCATTTACCTGGTCAGCAATATCAGACATGTGTTCAAGCAAATATTGACCGGGACAGTCGGTAGCAGCAAACCAGCGGTGAATCGTCATATTCTGCTTTGACGGCTGACCGATTAAATTCTTATCGTTTTTCCAGATGAGCTTTTTGATATTATTGCGTTTACAGATATCCGCCACCAGTGCAATCAGTGATTTATATGCCGCATCGGTTACCGCATACGGAGGTTTTGTATCGGATGCCACTTCAATCGTAATAGCACGATGGTCATTCGAGGGTGAAGATGAAGTCCAGGCTCTGTTTTTCTCCTCAACTGATAATCCGATTGTGCCGTCATAGCCGACCACATAATTTGAACTTACCTGTCTGTCGGATTCAAAAAAATAATCACAGCCGCGCTTGGCTGTGACCTGACCGACAAAGCAATGGATTGTAATTGTGTCGATTGCGTGATTACGCGGGTTATAATCTCCCGTCAGCTTTTTATATGTTACCAGTGAACTATTTGTAAATCCCATAACGGGTTCTCCTTTCCATGAAAAAAGCCTTTGAAGGATTGCTCCCTCAAAGGCTTTCTGTATTTTCAAAATTTCCATTGTATATATTAGCACATATCAATAGTCGCTTTCTATCACATTTACTCTCATATTTTCAGGAAACCGATATTTCACTTAATGCCGAACTGTGCAGACGATGAATGTGCTGAATTGAATAACTCATATCTACCGCTATCTGCTCCCAGGTTTCAAGACAGAGATATCTTCTTTCAAGAACTGTTCTGTATTCAGGATTTGAAACCTGCTGAATCTTTTCATAGATTTCTTTCTTCAAGTCAACAAGAGCATCAACCTCCTGATTTATCTCATTCTGAAAATCAATGATTTTGGTAACAATGCTGTCCTGCCTGGATATGTTCTGATTACTGCCGCGAGGCATATCGGAATATGTTGTTGTTACCTTTGTAGCCATATCATTCAAAATAGATAACTGACGGATTTTATTGTTTATCTGTTCATCAAGATATTTTGCCTGTGATAAATATTCTTTAGCCGTCATTTTCATTCCTCCTTCAAGTTTGCTTTTACCGCATCAATCAATGCGTTCTGTGTTTTTTCTTTACCGTCAAGAGCCTTAAGTATATCTTCATCAATGGTTCCCGCAGTAATAATATGAGTAATAACAACGGTTTCTGACTTCTGCCCTTGTCTCCACAGTCTTGCATTTGTCTGCTGATACAGTTCAAGACTCCAGGTCATTCCGAACCATACAAGCGTATTACCTCCGCTTTGAAGATTCAGTCCGTGTCCGGCAGATGCGGGATGAATCAGACCGACCGATATTTTACCTTCATTCCAGTTGCGGATGCTCTGCGGTGAAGATATATTCTGAAAATCAACACCGATTTTATGAAGCCGTTCTGTAATTCTTGTAAGGTCATGCTTGAACCAGTACGCAACAAGAATAGGTTTGCCGTTTGCCGCTTCGATAATATCCTCCAGGGCATCGAGCTTTCGGTCATGGATTATGTGGGTTGTATTTTCGTCGTCATATATTGCTCCGTTTGCCATCTGCTGAAGTTTTCCTGAAAGAACCGCTGCATTCGCTGCGTCAATTTCCTTGTCCTTCATTTTTATGACCATGTCTTTTCTTAAATCATCATATACAGATTTTTCGGCATCCGTCATATATACAGATTTTACATTCATTATGCATTCGGGCATATCAAGATAATCAACGCTCTTCATGGAGATGGTGATATCCGATATTTTTTCATATATCGCATCCTCCGCTCCGGGAAGAAGAGAATAGCTGAAAACAATCTGTGCGTTTCTTCTGTCGGGCTGAAAATATGAAAGACGGTATCTGCTTATGTATCTTCCGAGTCTCTTGCCAAAATCAAGAATTCGGAACTCCGCCCATAAATCCATAAGACCGTTTGAAGAAGGTGTTCCCGTTAATCCCACAATCCTTTTTATGAAAGGTCTGACCTTCAAAAGTGCTTTGAACCTTTTTGAGCCGTAAGATTTGAACGATGACAGCTCGTCAATGACCACCATATCAAAATCAAAAGGAAGTCCGCTTTTGTTTATAAGCCAGTCAACATTTTCTCTGTTAATTATCGTTACGGGAGCGTTATCTCTGATTGCCGCTTTTCTTTCTGCTTCTGTTCCGACAGCCACTCTGTATTCAAGTGATGAAAGATGATCCCACTTTTTGATTTCTTCGGGCCATGTATCCCTTGCGACTCGAAGCGGCGCGATAACAAGAACCTTACATATTGTTTCACTTTCAAACAGAGCTTTGATGGCAGTCAGCGTAATAACACTCTTACCTAAACCGCAATCCAGAAATATTGCTGAAATCGGATGACTTATGATGCATGCCGTAGCATATTTCTGATATTCATGTGGAAAGTATTTCATTTAGAATCACTCCAATCTGTTCCGGTCTGTCCAGGCAGTAAACGGAAAAGCCGAACGACTCAAGCTGTCTTTTTCGCCTTACCTGGATGGGCCGCATTTTAAGACCTGTTGTTTTTATTTCTACAAAAGCCATACGCTTACGCGGTAAAAGAACGATGCGGTCAGGCACCCCGTCAAAACCGGGTGATACAAATTTAAGGCAAAGACCGCCCATGTTTTTTACTGCCTGTACGAGCTTTCGCTCCAGTGTTTTTTCATCCATATTTACCTCCGTATTTTTCAGCCTGTGACAGGTTACGGACAACCTCGATTTTTTCTCTATACGCGCGTATATACACATATATGTGTACGACACTGCCTTTTTTTATTATTTCATTCTCAATAGAGAAAAGTTGTCAACCTGTCACAAGCACCAAGGAAAACTGCGAATTTACAAGGCTTCCGCCGTGGGACAAGTGGTAAGACAGCTCCTATGACAAGCCGTTATCTTGTCCTGCGGTAAACTCGCTGCTGTCCGTAAATGGCGAGACGAACTCTTCCGTTATCACAATCCTTGTCCCAGCCGTCTATCTTTTTTATGATTGCCGCAATCGCATACGAATCGGAAGGTTTAATGGCGGATGCGTCTTTTCCGAAGCATTCACACCATATTTCAATATTGCTTACGGTGGTTCTTCTGACGGTACCTTTATGTGTATCCCCTCCGAATTCGCTGCCGGTTAAAAAGTTGCGTCTTTCAAAAAGAGACATATTATCCCATTCTTCCGGGAGCAGCGTATCCAGGTAGTTTCGTACTATGCCTTCACGGTCATCGGACTCCATCGCCGTTGCCTGTTCAACCGATGCTGCATCCGCTTCTTCACCGCGAAGGAATAAAACTTCACCGCGTTTGTAGTAAGTAAGAGCTTCCGACCATATCTGCTTTACTGTTTCATCGGTTAACTCCCACGGTTTCATTTTTGCGCTGCCGTTTACGCGAACCGGCCAGAACCTGCGGTTGCCCGTTATGTCACGGAGAAAACCGCTCTCCGCATTTGTCGAACCGACAATTATACTCTGCCTTAAATGGCTCTCCACATTTACACCATAAGAGGCTCTGTATTTATCGTCCTGTCTGGTGATAAAAGATTTTACTGTTTCGACATCTGTTTTCTTCATACCGTTAAGCTCGGAAAGCTCAAGTATCCAGTATCCCTGCAGCTTTTCAGCACCGGACTTGTCCTTCATATCGGTAAGGGTTAAGGAATCAGAAAACCAGTCGACCGCAAGTTTGGCAAACAGAGTGCTTTTGCCCACCCCCTGCGGACCGTTGAGAATAAGAACGCTGTCGAATTTCGTGCCGGGTTCATATACTCTTGCCACAGCCGCTGATAATGTTTTTCTTGTAACCGCTCTGGTGTACGCATTATCTTCGGCACCGAAATAATCGACAAGAAGTGTTTCAACCCTCGGGACTCCGTCCCAGTCGGGCAGAGAATCAAGGTATTCGACAATAGGATGATATGCCCTTTCTGTTGCAACGCAGAGAACGGCATCCTTTGTTTTGCCCGGAGAATAAATGCCGTATTTGTTTGACAGAAAAACCTTAAGAGAAGAATTGTCAGAATCGTTCCAGCCTGGTTTCATCTGCTCCCACGGCAAACCTCCGTTTGCATCGATTCCGTCGCGGTGTCTGTTGAAAGCAATATTCTGCAGCTCGTCATCCATGCGAAGAATAATTACAATGTTATCAAGGGTATCTTTGATTTTTCCCTTTTGGTCAAGTTCGAGAGTATTTTCCCAGTTGGTGTCAGAAAAATCTTTCTCCGCAGCGGCACGTCTTTCTGCCGCAAGCTCGGCTTTAACCGCATCGTCCGATACCGCAAAACTGCTCATGGCTGAAAAGGAATTTTTATCATCCAAATCTCCGAACATGTGGACACGAACCAAATCAAACGCATTAAGAAGCATTCCGCAAGCGGGGTCTGACGCGTGATGGCTGTAGGCAAATTTATCATCGTAGATTACAACTCCGGCGGATGAATCAGCGGGAATATAGTCATATCTGTTTTCAACTGCTGACGGAGCGTAAACATCAGCAAGAAAAGTATCAATGGCATCACTTATTGTGTATGTTCTGCAGAACGCACCGACAACGCCTTCCTTTTCCAAAGGGTCTGCCTGTTTCTTTGACGATGCGTTTCTTACCTCGCTTTCGCGGCTTGAGGTCGGGAGAAGTGAGCAGTCTTTCCAGTTAGGATGCGCAGAAAGATACACATCGGGGTCAAGCCAGTCGCCGTCAATATGTTCAAAAATATATTCACCGTTTGAGGAAGTTGTCGGCCAGTACATCAGCTGATTGGGAAGATAGCTGCATTCATCAAACTGGTCTATCCCCCACTCATCTGCAAAGTATCTGCTGATAGCGGTAAATTCGTCAGGAGTAACATCCCTGGTAAGCGGAATGATAATGCGGACTCTCGGCTTTTCGGGAGTGTGTCCGTGAGTGGTATAAAGAGCTGCGGTGTACATACAGTTTTCAGTAAACTTCTCAATAAATCCCACTTCCGCATTATCCGCATCAAGTGAAAGCATTGAGCGGCTTATAACGTTTTCACGCTTTCTGCGGTTATCCTTTAAGAGACCGCAGACAAATCCGCCTTTATCTTTTACCCTTTCTCTGTCAGCTTTCGAGAGCTTCGGATATTCCTCAACGGTTTCTGTGGTATAAATCGTATTTTCAAGTCTGCCGCAAAGTTCACCGAAGGTGGTGGTTTTGTTGGGCCACTTTTTTGCGTAGCAGCTGTTACCGTAAGCAATAGATAAATTACGCATTTTCAGACTCCTCCTTTAAATCTGAATTAAAATATCTGATAAAAATATTATGTTTCTTCGCTTTTGCGATTTCCGCCTGCATCCCGCTCGACCTGTTTGCCCCGAACACCCAGAGTTCGTTGCATTTGTTAAGAAGAACAAGACCCATCCAAAGTCCGTCCTTTCTTTCATCCGGGTTTTCGTCATCCATAAACTGCGGATACAGAAGATGCGGTGCCAGAGGTATGGCATTATTCTTATATGCGAATCTGCAGTATCTTTTCGCATTATCTGTATTCGTTTTAATATCTCCCGCATATGGGGAGCAGATATATACCAGAGGTTTGAAACCGGGTGTGTATCTGCTCTTTGCTTTTTCCGCTTTCTCTTTGCGGCTTATTTCTGAAAGAGCCAGGTAGCAGGTCGGGTCAGGATACTTTTCACTGTTTTTTCTGTCTATTCCCATCTTTTTTATCTCCCACGATGTATTCATAAATCCCGATGATACCCCAGGCTAACCATAACAGTCCCGCGCAGCAGGAAAGAATGTATCCGACGGCAATCTGCACCCCATTAACAAATCCGCCTGCGTAAACACAGGTAATAAAAACTGAAAAAACAAATATTCCCGATATAGTAAATAAAATGTACTTAAATAATTTCATTGCTCATTCTCCTTAATCCTTTTTATAAAATTCGCATTCGTAACCGTCAGCACGAAGCAGCAGACCTTTTACCCACGGAGGGGTTCTGCCCATCTGTTCGCATACCGCTTCAAGCGATACATTTCGGTCGGCTTCGATAATAAGCTCATCGTGTACATGAGCGACAATGGAACAATTCTTTAACGTCTCCATAGAGTACAGAAGAATATCCCTGGCAGTTGCCTGAACGATATTCTCCACAAGTTTAGGACCATAGCTTTCGAGCCTTTCCCACCGCTTCGTCATTCCGACTCCCTCGTATGTAATCGACTCACCGCCGAAGCAGTTCTCTCCGATTCGTGGTTTAGCATAAGCAAGATTTCTGCCGGACGGAAGCGTGATGAAAAGCATACCGCTTTTGCAGGTGAACCTTATGCCGTGCGTTTCGGTTACTGTCTTTTTCTTTATTGCAGTTTTTGCGGCTGAATCCACATCCCACCAGAAACGGACGATATTCGGATTTGACTGTCTCCAGGCATTGACCAGAGGCTGAAGCTCCTCTTCGGTAAGTCCCATTTCAACGGCACCCATAGCTTTCAAAGCACCGACCGAGCCGCCGTAACCACAGTTATGAACTAAACAGTCTGATACGGTAAAACGGTGATTTTCTCCGGCATTTCGTATGTCATAAACTCTAACCTTGCGTTTATTAGCTTCCAGTTTTTCCGTTTCTGTTCCACTGCCTTTTCTGCATCCCTGATGATTTCCTCCCTGTTCAAGCCCTGAGTAAGTTTTCGTATTACAACCGACTGTGAATAAGGCCAGTATTCTTGAGAAAAATGTGATAAAACAGACCTTCGCTGATTGACACAGTTTTGTAAATGTGTAGTAAATCTTAAATTTCCCGGAGCATAATTGCCGTTTGTGTCGATTCGATCTATTTCTAACTCTCTCGGAGGCAGGCCATACTGTTCTATCAGATACATCCCTGCTTCTGACGCACTCGCAAACGAGAATCGGATACCTCTTGCACCGTAATTTTTGTATCCCTTGTTCTTTGGATTTTCGCATCGCTGCTTTGCTGCTGTCAGTCGCCTTTCCAGCCACTTCGGTATTTTCCTCGGTTGAGAACAAGCCTGACAGCCCTTTGATTTTCCGGAGGTTAACGCGTCTAAAATAATCCACCGAACCGCGCCACAGCCTGTACACTCTGTCAGCACATAACAGTGATTTCTTTTCTCGTTCCATCTTTTTTCCGGAGAAATAATCTTCACCCAACCGTACTGCTGTCCCACCATTTCCGGTTTTAATGAGATGTGCGCCGCCGGCGGCTGCTGCCCCGAACTGTATCGGTCTGCTTTCTCCATCGACCCATACGAAATGGTCTGGTGTCGCTGTAAGTCCTTCATAGGTAATAACCTCCCGTTCTCCTTTATAAATAACGCCCTCATGCCTGACCCAATTTTCACCGTCCCATACTTTATCATCAGCGGCAACTTTCTGAATTGGAATGAGACCGCGGTTGGTCAAGACTAAACTATCCTCGGCTATACAAGCCAATTCAGCAATCTTACCTTTCTGCCTTAAATGTCCGTTAACCCCATTTTTTTCAACAGGAACATGAAACATTTGACTGGCTGACTGACAGTAAATATCTCCTCCGTTTGCAAAAAGCTCATTTCTCCATTTCTCCCCCGCGTACCAGGCAATAACGCGGGCTTCGATAGCAGAGAAGTCAGCCACTATGAATTTTCTGCCGTACTGCGGAACAAACGCTGTGCGGATAAGCTCCGATAAAATATCCGGCACCGAATCATATTTTCTTCTGGCTTCATCGTAGCCGTATTTATTAATCGTTTCTCTTGCTTCAGCTAAATCTTCAATATGGTTTTGAGGAAGATTCTGCAGCTGAACCAGTCTGCCCGCAAACCTCCCGGTGCGGTTTGCTCCGTAAAACTGAAACATCCCCCTTACCCTGCCGTCAGAACATACAGCATTCTGCATTGCCGTATATTTTCTTACCGATGACTTTGATAATTGCTGTCTGACGGTAAGAACATCACGGATATCTTCGGGACAATCCTTCAGAAGTGAAATGACGGCTTTTTTATCAAGACTTTCCGCTTCAAGACCATGCTTTGAAAGCCAGTCTTTCATCTGAATTACAGAGTTTGGATTTTGCAGTGATGTAAGATTCTGGAGTGCCAGTCTTAAGTCGGCAGAACTTTTCTCATCGCAGCGGATTGCCTGATTTACAAAATGCGTATCCACACCTATACCTCTGTCATTGATTTCTTCTGACAAATGATATTCATTCCAGACATTATCGGGAACGGGATAACTGTGCAGCCTACGCTGTATGCCCATTTCCGTTTCAACATCACGCTTGTTATATTTCTTAAAAAGCTCCCACTTTTCATCATCGTGATAATACAGATTGCGAGTTCTGCCGCCATTCTTTTTTGTCGGCCGGCACGGCTTACAGAAGTATCTTATGAGGTCTTTGCCCTCACGCATTTTTTGCTGTTCAAGACCGAGAACTGTACCGACATTTTCAAGTGAAAGCGGAAGTCCCATATATGCCGACCATACAAGAGAGCATCTCCATGAGGAAGGATTCAAATATTCCCCTGTTTCATAGCCGAGCCAGCGGGAAAGACAGATGCGTTCAAAAGATGCGTTAAATGCCCACTTAATAACGGAATCATCGGTTAATGCCGTCAGAATCTTATCAGGTATTTTTTCACCTGCTGCGAGGTCGACAACCTTGACTTCACCGCCGTCAACTGCATAGCCGAAAAGCAGAATTTCAAAATCCAGTGATTCGGCATATTTATACACACCTGTTTTCAAAAGGTCCGCAGAGGAAAAGGTTTCAATATCAATACTTAAATTTTTCATGATAATCCTTTCGTGTATGACTTCCGGGCAGCGGATTTTACTCCGCCACCCGTTTTGTATCATTAGTCAGCAAGGAACTCGTCATCATCAATGGTAGTGAAGTCCTCGGTCGCATTGCGCTTGCCGCCGAGAGGCTCACCGTCACGGACCTTCTGAATATTGCCGAGACCGCAGGCAATGCCTTTGTTGCCGTTAGAATTGAAAGCGTAGAAGTTTATAGATACTCTTGCATAACAGCCCGAGTAGACCTCGCCTCTGTCAAGAATAGGCTGTACCCTCTGGTCAACAATCTGCGGTGCGGTTGTGCTGTTTGCGTTTACAAAATAGCTGTCGGCATAAGCCTCATCATCACGCTCGATGTCACCGTCGCGAAGAGGAAGTTTGATAGCTGCCTTGTTAGGCTTCTTGCCGCCGAACTTGCCAATGCCGTCCTCGATTGCCGCATCGATGGCGGCGTTGATAGCTGCGATAGTCTTCTTGTCGGACTTGGGAATGATGAGGGAAACAGAATATTTTTCAGTTCCGCCGTTGATTGATTTAGGTTCCCATACATTTGCGTATGAAAGACGAACTGTACCTGTAACAACTTTTGTTTTTGAATTAGCCATAATAATTAATCCTCCGTAATTTCAGTAAATTCTTGATTTATGTTTGTTATTTCAATTGCAGGACGCTTGTCGCTGCTTGGAACGAGAGTCGGCTTTCCGGGCGGTTTTATAAGAAGAGGTACGATAACCTTTTCAAAATCAGCTTTACCCATGAGCTTTTTCATCTCGGTAATGCCGATGAGTTTCTTCGTATAAATATCTCTGTAGCCTGCCTTATTGGCCGCTTCAGCCACGGCATCCTCATCGGAGTATTTTCTGACCGCTCTGCCTTCAACCACCTTGAAGCCTTTCCACTCTTTGCCGTGTAACAAAGCGGCATCTGTGGCATAAGCCATAAGTTCGTTTGCCCACTTGGTGATATCCGGGAGTTTAGCCAGGATTTCTTCTATCTCCTCATCGGTGAGAATCGGTGGGAGCGAAAACTCCCTCTGTGCGAGCTTCAGCTTTTCTTCGGCTCTTGCTCTGCACTTTGCAGCCGCTTTACAGAACCGGCAATGTTCTCCGGGGAGATACTCGCCGTCACCGTTGTATGCGGCTTTTGCCTTCGGTATCAGTACATTTTTTGCCCACTTGCGGAGTTCCGTTGCCGTAATGGTCCAGGTGGACACATTTTCACGGCGGGGCTGAAATATGGACATTGACACCTTTTTGATTTTGTACTTACGGCTGTATTTTTTAAGAGCCGCAAGTGCGTACAGCATCATCTGACTGTTCTGCTCTGCTTCAACAAGAACGCCCTGCCCGTATTTGAAGTCAATAACATGAAGCTTTCCGGGAGCAATCAGCACCGCATCGCCTGTACCGAATCCGTCGGGAACATAGCTTGAAAAGTCCAGTCGCTGTTCTATCAGAACTATAGGGTTTTCTTCTGCGCTGCCTTTCATTTCGTAAAACTGCTCCATAACGAAGCTCACATAATCGGTAGTGTGTTCGTCCATTGCATCATCCTCAAAAGGAGATGTCGGACGAGTACTTCGCAATTTCAAAGCTCGTTTTAACTTGTGTTCCGCAAGAGCGTGTGCAGCCGAGCCTTCAGCTGCTGCCTGGGATGTATTGCTTTCAAAATACTGTTCAAGTCTTGCGGATGGTGTACACGCCATCCAACGATGAGATGAGGAAGCTGAAAGCACTGCGTGTTTTTCAGGTGGCATCTTCTTCACCGCCTCTCTCCGTTTCTGTGACCTCGACTCCCGCAACGGAATCACCGAGCCTCAGAAGCAGAACGCAGTTGTTGTCACCCATAAGACGGTCAAGCAGATTGCTGCGTATTCTTTTTTCTCCGCCTGACAAGACCGTCTGTTTCTTTCCGTTATTACCGGAAACATTGATACGAACCTTGTGTTTAAGATTCATGGTTTTTCACCTGCCTTTCTGCGAGGACTTGTCCCTCACAGATGGCAGTCAAAGAAAAATGTGTTAATTCGTACCGTTATGAAAAAATTTTTTCATAATTTCATCTTCTGAAATAATCTGCTTGATTTTCTTTATGTCCTTGCGAACCTGACCCTCGCTGATTCCGAGCTTTTCGGCAGCATACACATTTGTTTTTCCTTCAATAAGGACCATTTTAAAAATTGCCTGTCTTTGAGGAGAAAGCGTTGCAACAATTTCATAGAGCCTATCGATGTATTCAGGAACATCATCAGAACCGGGTACTGTGCTTGGGTCGGCAAATTCCAGATGTCGGTCAGATGTATCTGTGCCGTCATCGTCACTTTCATACTGATTAAGTGAAAGATTCCAGTTTTTCTGATATCTTTCAGCTACCGCCGCTCTGATATAATCTTCAGAAGGAGCATATCCGTGTGCTGCAATAAAATCCGTTTTGAATTTTTCAATCCATTCTGCCCTTTCCTGTTTTTCCGCATCGGAGACCGGAGGACGGGAATTTTTAATGTTGTAATACACTTCGCTGTCATCAAGTGCGTGGAGCTTTTTTATATCGATTTCGGTTACTCCGTTTTCTCCCGGTCGCAGCACCTGTTTCGTACCGTCATCAAAGCAATATGTGTAAGTAATCCTGTTAGCCGCTTTAGTCTTTTGGAGTCTCATAAGTCGTTTCCTTTCCCGCCAATGACGGTGGAAACAACGAAAGCCGGTGGTACTGATGACCGACCGGCTGTGCGAACCCTGAAAAAAGGCATGACATAATAAACGGTGGTCATCGGAATTGCAACAAAACCTTTATCGTTTTGTTATGGTTCCGTATGTATCCACCGCCTCTGTTATCGCGCGAACTTCGCAGGGCGGAGTTTTAAATTTTTATTTGAGTGTTGAACACCCAGGTCACACCGCAGAAATCTGCGATGTCAGCTTGATGTTCAAGCGATTTCCGGTATATATAACGATTTGTCGTTCCGGATGTTATTTTTTTCTTGTAAAAATTATAAAATATGGTGTAGAATATATTCCAACATTAAATAAATATTATAATTTTGCATTATATTGCAAAGGAGGAATGTTTTATGTCGAATTTTAATATTGATATTCAGAAACAGAATATCAGAATCCTAATGGAGAATAATCGTATTACTCAACAACAACTTGCAGACGCAATTGACATGTCTCAATCAAACATTTCAAAGGCTTTAAGCCTTAAAGATAAAAAATGTTTTACTGTTGAGCAGATTTACAGAATTGCGGAGTATTTTAATGTTTCCATTGATTATCTGCTTGGTTATAAAAACGAAAAGTACGGAAACATCAGCCAGAGAGACATTGGTAAGTTTTTAATCTCACTTATTAAAAATAAAACCATTTCGCTAACACGAGTTTCCGTAAGTGAAATGGTATTTAAATCAGATATCGAGGAAGAAGAGGAAGAAGAGCTTCCTTGGCTCAGAGAGTATAAAGCAAATAATGAATATTTAGCTTTTTATTTTTCAAACTACTGGGATCCGAAAGAAATAGCCGTTGACAAAGCCGATTACGAATCTCTCGTTCAAGAAGCACTTCAAATAGGAAATGGAAGTAATAATTACAAAATCAACGAGTTCATTAAAAACTTTCTTGAGATATATAAGGTTTACCAAAAACAACAAATTGACGAAGAAGCATATCAAGTTGTAGTAAACAATTATCTGAGCCGACTTTTCGATGATAAAACATAAAAAAGCCGGACATTAAAACCCGGTTACAGAAGGATAGACCTATCCCTCAGTTCCGAATTTCAATGTCCGGCCATTTGGTATCTCGTTGGGTTACATAACCACGGATCCGTTGCTCGGTACTATTGAACCATATTTTTAATTGTGTCAGGCAATAATCCTGTATTTTATTGTTCCATCAGCTTTTTTGTCAAGCTGAATTGAAACGACTTTTTTGCAATGAGGACACTTTATTTCAACCACACCTGTCGCACCCTCAACCTTATCCATAACCCTTTTGCCGCAATGCGGACAGGTAATTTTCACT